ATCACCGTCGGAAATCATCATATTTCTAACGGTCTCATAGATTACAGAGGTTAGCGCAAATTTATAAGCAAGGAACCCAACAAATGTGGCACCGTAGTCAAAATCAAAGGCGAATGGAGCATTATTCCAAGAAACTTCAAACGCAGCTGCACTCAATGGTGCGAAGAATTCTTTTTGAATTGTCGATTTTTCGAGTTTGTCTACACGGTCGGAAAGTAGGCTTACATACGCATATGATGTTACAGCTCCGAGCATAGCCGAAACACCTTGGTCGGCTCCTTGGGTAATAAAATATGATGCACTCAAGGCGGACCCATAACCAGCTGTAGAATTTTTAAGACTTTTCTTCAGGCGTCTGTACTCCCCGTTGGTTGTTGAGATGGTAGGTTTAGCGACGGATGTGGTGGCAATCATTTATTGTTTTTTATTGTTAACTAAGCTTTATCTTGCTTAAAAATTTTAGAACACAATAATATATGCCGTGTCAAAATTGTAAAAAGAAATGCGGAGTTCCCATGGATTGTAAATATTGCAAAGGTCAATTTTGTATGAAATGTTTTCGATTAGAAGTTCACAACTGTCCAGGTCTAGAAGATAAACTTAAGAATGACAGGGAAAACCTGAGTAAAAAACTGGCATTTGAACCACCACCTAAGCACTTAAAGATTTGATACGTAATATACGTAGGGGGCATAAGGTAAGTGAAAAGGTAAGAGCTGAGATGTCCGAGTGGTCTAAGGAGGACGACTTAAGATCGTCTGTGCTATGCACGCGCGGGTTCGAACCCCGCTCTCAGCATCCCCGGCACTCTTAGCTCAGTGGTAGAGCGCGCGTTTAGTAAGCTCGAGGTCACCAGTTCGAACCTGGTAGAGTGCAATCATATTAAAAAAGAATATCGCATTATCACAAGATGAATAAGGACCGGGCAATTCTTATTCATGATGTGGCGTCACTATCGTTTCTAGTACCATTTTCAATACTATGTTTAGCGGATGTATTTTTCGGATATGTCGTGTATCCTATGTTTATTACACACGCGCTTACTGCGCATATAACGTATGATCTTGTATGGATATTAGTTCAACCCAGGGTTATACCCTCTATGAGAAGTTTTATCATACTTCATCACGTCATGACATTTATATATCTTCTCAGACCTCTTTTGGTTCCACAAGAGGCGCACCTTACAAGTCTTGCAGGACTTGTTGAGATTGATACATCTATTTTGATGATTCGACGATTTGTTCCCAGAAATAGCCCCTTTTATGAACATGTCGATAAATTATATTGTGTGTCGAATTTATTCATACGTGTGTACTATGAAACGTTTTTAACACTTTTGGTATACTTCTTGTATTCACAAACAGATTTATTTACTAAGATGTATATATTAGGTTGTCAGTGTTTCATAAACGTCTTCAGTTGTGGGATATGTGCACTCACTTTTTCAAAAAGGAATCCCGCTTTGAAGATGGATTAAAGATTTAAATCTAATATACTAATAGTATGCAAATTTTCGTAAAGACACTCACTGGAAAGACTATCACATTGGAGGTCGAGTCTTCGGACACGATTGATAACATTAAGGCTAAGATTCAAGATAAGGAGGGTATTCCACCCGACCAACAGCGACTGATTTTCGCTGGTAAACAGCTCGAAGATGGACGTACACTTGCCGATTACAATATTCAAAAGGAATCTACTTTGCATTTAGTTCTCAGGCTCAGGGGTGGCGGTGACAATGAATCTAAATCCAAGCCTAAACCAAAGCGCAAGCCCAATGCGTACATGAATTTTGTCAAAAAGAATCGACCCAAGGTTGTCAAAGATTTTCCCGACCTTTCATTTACCGAAATTGGTTCGAAGCTCGGTGAAATGTGGAGGGCACTTTCAGATGAAGAGAAAAAGAAATATTCTTAAGATATAGTAAGATGTTCAAGGACGCATCTAAGTCTATATCAACATACCTAATACCGGTATTATGTGTTCTATACATACAGTTCCCAATCTTAAGGAACCTCATCATACTGCACATGATTCCAATATCTATCATAGGTGTAGCAAATGCGGTAATACAAGAACGTACCCCATTCGAAAAAATAATGATAATTTTGGGTCATCTTGTTTTTTATTTACTTTTGGTAAATTATAAACCGACGACTTCAAATGTTAATTTATCTGCAAAACTCGTAACACTTTTAATTTCACTTGTGTTAATTTCAAGTGTTCCTACATGGACTTACGAACTTTCTAGAGAACAAATGATAGCCATGTATCTATTAATTTATCTCATGTTATTATAGGATGTGGTTGTACATAGTAGGAGTTGGAGCGATTCTTTATACTGTCCCGTATTACTGTTTAGTCACTGTATTTAAAGAACGAATAAGAAGAGGGTGTTCACCTAGAGGTTCTTCAATGTACTTAAGGGATATGGACCAAAACTATACATATGGCACCCCTGGGGGTTAAGAAACTTTCGTTTGATGCTCGTCTGCCTACTCGTGGTTCTGATGGTGCTGTGGGATATGATTTATATAGCTCCGAAGATGCGATTGTACCGTGTCAAGCGGGGCGAGCTTTAGTGAGTACTGGTATTGCACTTTCTATACCAGATGGTCTATATGGCCGTGTAGCTCCACGTTCTGGTCTAGCCGTAAAGCATTGCATCAACGTCGGTGCGGGTGTTATAGACCCCGATTATACCGGTGAAGTCAAGGTTGTCCTATTCAATCATGGGATGGAAAACTTTGAAATCAAGAAGGGTGACCGAATTGCTCAACTTATTTTAGAGAGATGCGAAACGCCTATGGTTAAGGAAATTGGTCTACTTGAAGAGACCCTCAGGGGTGATGGTGGATTTGGTTCTACAGGTCTTTGAGTTTATTGTTACAAAACCACATTGCTTCTGGTGTAGGCATAAAAAGAACGCCACGGCGCATTGTCATATATAATTTGGCCTTATTCAGATCAGGGTATGACCATAACAGCCATCTTTCCCAATATTCTGCCCTGAAAAAGTCCTCCCAGTCTTCTTCAGTGCTTTTATCTATTTGTAACATCTCCCTGTGAATTTCATACACGTCAGTCTCTATTCGTAACTTCTTAGGAATGATAGCACCCTTCCTAATAAGATGCGCACGCATGAGTCTGGGATTACCATGGTCTATATAATGTTCGGCACCTTTTTCACCAAAATCAATAGCTCTGTTATTAGGTAAGGTCACCCTGAGCTTATGAGTTACGGAAGGACTTGGTTGTAATACGACGTGCATATTAATTTCTCTTGTTAAAAAAATTCCATACATATCACTCCAATTGGAATTATTATAAGTATTACGACTGCGAATGCGGCAATCATCTTATATAAAGGTTTAGATGTTTTTATGATAAATGGCCCTTGGCAAGAAAAACGAAGATGCAACTACACGACTTACACCGGGTGAGCGTGATGCTATGTATACAAAGATGAAACAGGCTGCTATCGACAAGGCACTTCAGGGTGAAAAGGTTCGATACAAATCAAACTGTGACTCGGATAAGTTCAAAAAGTTTTTGGAACACCGACTTACAATTTGGGATGAAGTAAAGGATAAAACCTTCCATGGAAAACGTATGTTTGAAAAAACAAAGGTATTACTTGATAACTGGAATTAGTTACCGAATGCGACACCACCCATACCCTGCTTTACGCGTAAAATGTTGTAATTTACAGCATACACACGGTGCAGAGCGTTACCACCGGAAGGACCGGTGAGGGAGAGCTTGGCGTTATCGATGCGGCTGAAGTTTAGGGTGCCCGTGGGGTTAGACCTACTTAAGCTGATGCAGAAAGGCCAAGTGAAGGTGGGAAGATCCTCGAGAATATCGTCGGGGAGGTCGCTACTGTGCATTTCGGGTACGACAGTGTGGTGGTAGACGGGAGAAGTCTCTTCGAAAAGGGGAGTACCGTTGATGTAAAGTGACGACTTGGAAAAGGTGAACTCGGAGTCCCAATCGTTACCGGTCGCCTTACCAGAGACAAGGTGAATGGATTTGACTGGGTGGTTGAAATAGGTGAGATCAATCTCGGTATCGGTATTGGTGGCGAGCTGGTACTGCGTTTGTGTGAAAAGAAGGTCATGCTCATTATCAGTGAAAAATTTACGCTCCTCAGTGTCGAGATATATGTAATTACCCCAAACCTTGGGAGTGCCGGCGGGTGTGTAACCATCCCTGCACTTAATACGTATCTCTACATCGTGATACTGTAAAGCCACTAATGGGAGGCACCTTGTGTAATCTTCGGAGAAGAAGAAAGGAATGACGTAGTGGTCACCACCGTGGTTCGCCTTCTTGTTGTTAGTAGTGACGGCATACGAAGCCTTGGCTGCGCTGTCACGTAAAAGGGGGTTGTGTACACCTTGGATAAAGAGAGAATCGAGTTGAGCAACCTTTTGGCCACCGATGTAAAGGCTGAACTCGGTTGGGTTGGAAGCATTTTGGGAGAAGAGACCGTTGCCGTTGTTTTGAACATTAGCGATGTTGGTATCCTCGATCCAGATGTAGCTCATAAGGTCACCCTTAGAGCGAATAGGAATGGTAATTTCGTTGTTCGCACCGAAGGTACCGATGTAGTCCATCCTCTCGGGCTTCATCGCGAAGTTAGTATGGCGCTTATAACTTTGTCGAAAAAAGCTGACCTCTGGGTCACCAGTTATGAATACATCCTGGGCTCCGACAGACACGAGCTCAATTAAAGCAGCTGACATTTATTAATAAATGATATTAAAATTTTGGGTCGAGATATACACATGGTAGTTTTTCAAGCACTCACATGGGAGGCCCGGGATGTCGAAGGTGAACATCTAATTAGTATCTTCGGTAAAACTGAAGAAGGAAAGTCGATTTGTGTGACGACTACGTTCGACCCATATTTCTTTGTAAAGCTTCCAAAAGGAACGAAACCTACAGATGTTACTCGTCTGTACAATGATATTAATGCCCTAAGGAAAGACCACGTTACGAGTTACAGTCTGACTAAACAAAAGGATGTTTGGGGATTTCAAAATAATGAAGAATTTTATTTTATGCATTTGAACTTTAAAACTTTGGAAGCCCGACGTAAAGTAAATTCAATTTTCATGTACAATAATGATTTCAAAAAGTATCACGTATACGAATCAAACATCGATCCCGTCCTGAGACTAATGCATCGTACGGGTATTCAATCTACTGGGTGGCTAGACACAGGTCCTAATTGTGTTCGCTCTCATCTTGCTAAGACGGATATTGACCTATGGTGTAACGATTGGTGTACACTCACACCTGTAGAGCGCGATGATATCGCACCATTTGTCGTAGCGTCTTTCGATATTGAGTGTAACAGCTCTACTGGAAAATTTCCTGATGCCGATGTTCCTGAAGACGCTTGTTTTCAGATTGCTATTTCACTCTGTAAGTTTGGGAGTGAAGAACCATACGATAAAACCTGTTTGTGCTACAAGAAGACGGATCCTAACCTAGAAGGTTCAAATATCATTAGCTTTGACACAGAAAGGGAAATGCTTCTCGCTTTCAAAGACTATATGAATAAACAAGATATTGATATTATGACAGGATGGAACATCTTTGGTTTCGATCTTGAGTATATTTACAAACGAGCTGCCATGGTTGGGTGTGGTCTCGACTTTTATGATTTGAGTAAACTCAAGGATAGGGAGTGTCATCTTGTCAGTAAAAAGTTGAGTTCGAGCGCTTTGGGCGATAATTTCCTGAAGCTTCTACCCATGCCTGGTCGGTTTATTTTCGATATGTTCCATGAAGTTAAAAAGGGATACAAACTGGATTCATACAAGCTCAACGAAGTTTCTAAGCTGTATCTCGGTGACCAAAAAATTGATATGGCTCCCAAAGAGATGTTCGCGCGGTACCTCGAAGGCGACCCTGTGAAGCTACGAGAAGTTGCCGAGTACTGTGTGAAGGATACTCTATTGCCACACCGTCTCATCAAAAAGCTGTGTACACTTTTGAACTTGCTCGAGATGGCTAAGGCTACGTGGGTTCCTATCGCCTTCCTCGTGGAGCGTGGACAGCAAATCAAAGTATTCTCCCAGCTGTCGAAAAAGGCTCGCGAACTCGGGTACATGGTCCCGACGATTAAGTACGGAGCTATTCCTGAAGAGCCCTATGAGGGTGCCACGGTTCTCGAGGCTCAAAAAGGTGCATATTATACCCCTATTACCGCCCTAGATTTCGAAGCTCTGTATCCTAGTATCATGATGGCACATAATCTTTGTTACTCCACGTACGTGATGAATGAGAAAGACTATGGAAACGTCCCCGGTGTTGAATACGAAACCTTCAAAGTTGGTGAGAAGACGTATAAGTTTGCCCAAGGTGTACCGAGTCTTCTCCCAGCTATCCTTCTTGAGCTTAAACAGTTTCGTAAGAAGGCGAAGAAGGATATGGCCGCAGCCACGGGTTCGATGAAAGAAGTATACAACGGTAAGCAGTTGGCGTACAAAATCAGTATGAACTCTGTGTATGGTTTTACAGGTGCTGGAAAAGGTATTCTTCCGTGTGTACC